AAAAACTATAGATAGAAAACAAGTCGTCTTGACATTGTTAATTCAATAGAAAGTGAAATCCATTTCCTACAGGTCGTGTGGGCCAGAGATGGTTCTTGTCGTCGTTGGTTCGGACTGACATATCAAAGTTCTGGGCGATGGTCTCCTCAAAAGTGGGAAATCTAACGCGTTGCATCTGACTGATTTCGCCAAATGTGGACTTGTGGATGTGAACGTGGACCTTAGCGTTCGGGTCTCGTTCTGGCTCAATTTTCATTGAGTTGACAATAAATTCATACACGTTCCTACATGTGTTGTAGACGTTTCGAGATGAACCCATTGCGGCGGTTGCCATTCCTAGAGCTGCACTTGCAGTGGCTCCAAGAGTTCGCGGCCTCTCAGGGTAGAGAAGTTTTGCGATCAATTCGGCTTCGTCGCGGTAAGCAATACCGGTCTTATTCTTGTAGCTGAGAACTTCTACGTCGGATAGTGATGTTCCGTAAGTAGTTTTCTCTTCTGATAAGACGGCGTTGAACCGTTGAAGGGCTTCTTTTGCTAAGAGACGAAGAAATTCTTCGCCTCCAAACTCGAATACTCGCTCACCAAAGGTGGCTAGATTATCGTCGCCTTGAATGTACATTCGGAAGGCATCGCTTTCGATGTCGATTCCAATCGCACTTAGGCATGTAAGAAGATAAATGGCGTTAACGAATGAGTCGAGCAACTGGGTCTGTTGAAAGCCAGAAGCTATTCCGTTGAATTGCCATTTGTAGAATTGTCCAGATTTTCCAAGGATAGGAGTGTGCTTGATAGCATTGGTCATCCAATCCCAGAGTCGCTGGATTTGTTGTTCCCGTGATTGTGTATCCGAATAGTCGTGAGTGTCGGACACTGAAGGTTCGTAACCTTGATCAAAATCAAACCACGATCGCCACATGATGTGTACGTCGTCGATGACTTCGTGTAAGGCTCGATGGTCAAACCCGGACCAGTCTGATGAAAGTACCGAACTAAAGTTCGTCCTTTTCAGCTTGCTCCATAATTTGAACCATCCTCCTCGGAAGGTTTCGTAACCCCAAAGCATTGGTGATTCGACGTTCCCGTTGAGATATTCTTTCTGTAAGTTCCAGATGAACATATTCTCAGCCATTAATAATAGCTTAGGTACGCCAAAAACTGCTCTGTTC